CTTAAATTCAAAGGTACTCCAAAGATTCATGGCACTAACGCTGGTGTCGGTGTTAGAGATGGTCAGATTTGGGCTCAATCCCGAAATAACATTATTGCTGTAGGGAATGATAACGCCGGCTTTGCTCAGTTTGTGGAAATGCAAAAAGACATATTTCTCGAAATTGCAGAGGAACAATATGGAAATGACATTGTTATTTACGGAGAATGGTGTGGACCTAACATCCAAAAGGGTGTGGCGATTGCTCAGATTCCAAATAAGATTTTTGTTATTTTTGGAGTAAGGATTAAAGGTCAGCTATTTGATGCTCCTTGTAATGCATTCACAGTTCCAGACTATTTAATCCTTAACAGCTTTGGAATTTATTTTGCTGACCAATTCCAATCATACGAAATTGAAATAGACTTTAATAATCCCGAAAAGTCTATTAATAAAATGGCCGAAATTACTGAAGCGGTAGAAAAAGAATGTCCAGTTGGATCTTATTTTGATATTTCTGGTATTGGTGAAGGTGTAGTTTGGTCTACTGACTGGAAAGATAGTAAGCTTATGTTCAAAGTAAAGGGCGAAAAGCACTCTATTTCAAAAGTAAAGACTCTTGCTCCAGTCGACCCAGAAGTTCTTGAAAGCATTGAAAAATTTGTTGAGTATGCTGTCACCGAAAACCGCCTTGAACAAGGTCTTCAGGAAATTGGACTAGATCAAAAAACTATCGGAGCTTTTGTCGGTTGGGTTAACAAAGATATCCACACTGAAGAAGCTGATGTATTAGAAGCAAATGGTCTTACTATGAAACAAGTTGGAAGTAAGTGTAGCTATGTTGCAAGAACTTGGTATATGGAGAAATTAAATGGGACCTTTTGATAGTCTAGACTCTAAATGTGGTTGTGGCAAAGCGGTGCGATATACGACTCGGTGTGGCAAAGGAGCTTGTAACAAATACCTACGTTGCGCTTCATACGAAGAGCTTGATGAAATGCACACGAAACTAGCTCAAGATTATTCAAGGCTTATGTTCCATGCAATCAACTTAACCTTGTATAGAGACGGAACGGAGCTTCATGATAAAGCTTGCAAATTTGTGGAGAAATTAAATGAAAGAACGTCAGTTTAGAATCATAAAAATGTCAAATGGATATGCTACGTATTGGAAAGCTCAAGAGCTTAAAGTAAAGCATTTCTTCTTGGCAAAGGCTAAACATGTTTGGAAGGATATGAAATTTAACGCTCTTTTCGACGGCGGTATGCGGTATAAGAAAACTCAATTTGCATTCAAACACGATGCCGAAAAAGCTTTAGAAGGCTATTTGCAATATAATACTCCTTACAAAATGGTCGACGTTGAGAGAGAAATGAAGGTGACATTCGGTGATTAAAGGTACTCGCTCAGAAGCCCTTAAACAGTTTGCACTTAATGTGATGTATGCTTATGATATTATCGAAGAAGATGTTGAAATCAATTTTGAAGATCGTCATTGGTTAGTTCCAGATGCGTATGGTTATACTTCGTATGATGACTCTAATGTGTGCATTGACATATACCGAAATGCTCAAGGAAGACGACTTACATTTGATGAACTAAGAATATCTCTTTTGCACGAGCTTACACATGCAAAGCAATTTCTCAAAGGTGAACTTCAGTATACCGATAAAGTTGGCACAATGGTGTGGAAAGGTTGTCGCTACGAGGGTATACCTGCCCATGAGCAACCGTGGGAAATAGAGGCTTATTCAGTAGAAAAAGATTTTAAAAAATTCAAATAAACTGTTTACATTCTTTACCAATATGTTATAATAGAATGATTAGATTAAATACGGAGACGTTATGAGTAATGAGTTAAAAACAGCAGAAGCTTTATCCCAAATGATTATGGAGAGAGCTAAAGTTGGTCTTGAAAAATATGGAGTTACGGTTGATCGTACTGATTTAACCTTCGATCAGTGGAGTACTCATGCTATTGAAGAAGCTCTAGATATGGCACATTATCTACAAAGAGCTAAGGAAGAGTTTCTCGCGAATAAGGGAAACTCTAATGGAGACTAATCCCGATGGATGGGCAGTTCTTAAGATTTCTACTATAGGAAATAATCCATTCTATAAAGTGTTCGGATCTTGGAATAATGAAAGTTGGAGATTGAACTCAGGAATTACTCATATCGAAGAAACTGAAAATGAATTTCGATTTCATGGTGAGTCTGGCTCAATTTATGTTTGCAATAAGGAATACAACCATATCTGCGGATATAGTGGTAACATTTTAAGAAATATCTTAGAAAGTTCAACAACCGAAATAGTTGATGATATTAATAACCTGATGATGGAGGTAAACAATGTATAATCGTGATGAGATGTTAGATTTTTTAAGGTCTTTAGTTTGTGGAGTCCAGTTTATAAAAGCGAATGGAGATTTTCGCGATATGATGTGTACCCTCAATGAAACATTAATACCTGAAGAAAGTTTGCCTAAAACTGAGACAACTCCTCGTAAAGAAAACCTTGAAACTATTCGAGTTTACGATATTAGAGCTTGCGGCTGGAGATCGTTTCGAGTTGAATCTGTAATAAAATTTGAGACATTATGATGAGCGAACAATTCCTCACAAGCAAAAAGTTTAGTATGATGATAGAGAAATATGCGAGAAAGAATCATCTTACTTATATCGATGCTATATGTGAGATATGTGATCAGCAAGGGATTGACGAAAAGTCGGTACCAAAGCTTATTCTTCCCTCAATTAAGGATAAGCTTTACGCTGAAGCAGTATCTTTTAATTACATAAAAGGTGGAAATACTTTACCGATATGAATCCTTTCAGATCCTATGAACTTTACACTTGTTTAAACTTACATTTTAAAGGTAGTTATGACGCATTCAAATATAATTTTAAAACAAGGGTAAACTTACAATCTTACGAAAAGAGAAGAGATAAATATTTTTTTGCTAAATTTGCTAATAAATTTAATAACGAAAACGATTTAATCAATTTCTATGTGTCTAACTTTATAAGTGGGGTAAAATGGATTGGAGAATGTAATGAAGAACGTTATGTTGAATGGCAAAAGCGGAATGAAAGCCTTAAATATTTGGTTAAGCAAGATTTACATACGATTCTCGATACGTGTGATTCTTTGCAGAACGCTTTTAAAGTTGAAAATAGCCAAGTACCAAAGATTATTTCGCTATATCAAAGAGAAGAGATAAGTGTCGAAACATTGTGTCTTTTTGAGAGATATTTAAAGTTTATTGAAAAGAAGGATTCCCAGATTGGTGATACTATCATGTGGCCAGATTTAAAGATTGCTATTACTAAGTATGAGCCATTTATAAAATTTGACTCAGCTTCTTTTAATTCTCTATTGAGGTCAGTATTCCAATGCTAATAGAAATTGAAAAGCATAAAGATAAATTCTATGTTAATACATCAACAGAGCCTGGGTTTAGACTTAGTTTTCATCCTCTTTCTTTGGAAGAACTTAAATTATTAAGGAGTAAAATAAATGAAATTATAGAAGAAAACTTGTAAAAGTTGTATATATAGTTAGCAATTCGTTGCATCTATATTAAGAACGTGAATAATTCAGAACATACATTGAACATACAAGGTAAAATATAAATGTCTTTTAAAAATTTAAAGCGCAACCGCAAAAACTCTCTTGATAACCTAGTCGAAGCCGCAGAAAAGGCCAGTGGTGGAACTAAACGAAACTCTGACGAAAACTTTTGGAAACCTACCCGTGATAAATCTGGGAATGGTTACGCCGTAGTACGATTCCTTCCTTCACCTGAAGATGGTACATTTTGGACTCAGTATTGGGACCATGGATTTCAAGGCCCGACTGGACTTTGGTATATTGAGAATTCTCGTAGCACCTTGGGTCGTGATGAAAAAGATCCAGTATCAGAGTTAAACTCTCGCCTTTGGAATAGCGGCATTGAAGCTGATAAAGAAATTGCCCGCAAACAGAAACGCAGACTACACTATGTGTCTAATGTCTATATTGTATCTGACCCTTCAAATCCTGAAAATGAAGGTAAGGTTTTCATGTACAAATTTGGTAAAAAGATCTTTGATAAACTTATCGAAGCTATGAAGCCTGAATTTGACGATGAAACACCAGTCAATCCTTTTGATATGTGGGATGGTGCAGATTTTAAAATCAAGATTCGTAAAGTCGAAGGCTGGGTTAACTATGACAAATCAGAGTTTAGCGCACCTAACGCCCTATTAGATGGTGATGATGCTGAGTTAGAAAAAGTCTTTAACCAAACTCATGACCTAGGTCAGTTCAAAGATCCAGCTAACTTTAAATCTTACGAAGAATTGCTCGCAAGACTAAATAAAGTTCTAGGTGAAAATACAAACGTTACTCGTACTGCTGAAGAGGTAGACTTAGATACTACTCAAGTCGCAAAGGCTACTCCAAGTTCGAAAGCTCAAGCTGAACCAGCAAGCGCTCCAGCTCCAGAGCCTGAGTCTAATAGTTCGGATGATGACGATGACGACTTGAAGTATTTCCAAGAACTGGTAAAATAAAAAGAATTGTTGTTGAGAATTAAAAAGGGCACTAAGTGCCCTTTTTTCCTATATAGGTCTATATAATTTGTCTTTTAAAATATCATCAATAGCAGGACCATTATTATTAATGATCGTAGTTGGGCTACTCACATTTGATATAGAGTTCACTGCGCTAGATATAGCATTCGCTATAGTCTGATTAGCTGAATTAATATCTTTGTCACTTAATACGTTATTGATAACTTGATTGTCTCTTAAAGAAGACGTAGCGGATTCTGTAATACCACTTACTCTTTCTAATATAGAGCTTTCCACTGAAGACGTAATCACCTCCATAACCTTATTTGACAGCTTTTGTGAACCTGAAAAAACTGATGATGAAGAGTCTCGCAATTCGACTGAAGATTGCTCTTTAACATCGTTGGTTAGCGACGAACTATTTAATGAAGTTGTAGAAACACCGTTTTCTAATGTAGAAGTAGCATCTTTTAAACTTACAACAGAAACAGAATTTTCTAATGTAGAGCTAGAATCTAAAGAAGCATTTTGTGCTGAGGTCAAAGATAAAGACTCTTTTTCTGTAATGATATCCTTTAACTGAGATACTTCATTTTCGCTTAAATCTTGACTATAATTTTCTAACACTTGGCGGATGTCACTTGAAGAGGTAGAATCGGATTTAACCTTTTTCATATCAACCGAAGAGCTGAAAAATCCTTCTTTAACTAGTCCTTTGTTTTTTAGTGAAGTTTTAATTACTTCTTTGTCTCTAGATTCAGAATTATCATCTTTAAATAGAGCTCCAATTAAAGGTACATTAGATAGAACTCCTTTCATAGAATCTATGACCCCTTGAATTGTTGATCCTATAGAGTCAAATAAATCTTTAAACGCGTCAACAAAAGAAAAACTATCAAGAGTTTTTTCTATTTCTTCAAAACCTAACCATCCCGCAATTGTAGATACTAACATTTTTGGAATATCTAAAAGCATTCCGAAGAAATTAGAGATAGCAGAGGTTAAGAATGTAGTGGTAGCTTGAACAAGTGATCCAGTCTCCTTAAATTTGTCTACGGCGTCTATGAATCCATTGAACACTGACATCACTGCAGTTACAGCGGTTGTAACTATTCCTATAAGGGGCAGTAAACCAACCCCTAAAAATCCAGTTAAAGCTCCTAATCCAGCGCTCACTGCTGAAAATACTCCACCGAGAGATCCTAATGCAACACTAATAACAGCCATTCCAGCTTTTATTTTTATAAACGATGTTGCTAATGTGCCTAACACCGCAACTGCAGCGCCGATAGTTTTCACGACTAAAAATATGCCGGCGACAGCGCTTACAATAGGATTTTCTTTTATAAAATTCTTAAGCTGATCAGTTGAACCATTTAATAGTCCAGTAATTGCGTTTATTGCATCAGTAAAAACCTTTACCGCTTTTTCAAATACCGGAATTAAAAGTTCCGGTTTAACTAAAAGAGCTATTAAACCTCCTATGCCAGCGGCTTTTGCTCCAGCTCCGATAGCGTCACCAAAGCCGTCTTTTATTTTTAATAGACCTTCTTTTACACCACTCAATGCTTCTTGGATTTTAGTGCGTGAATCTCTTTCTTCTCTTCTATTTTCTTCACTGTTAGTGTTTTCAAATGATTCTGTAAAGTCTTGTAGGCTTTCAACTAATGTTTTTTCTTGTTCTAAAGATTGTACAGCAGATTCTTGAGATGCCGTCGACTGTAAAATTACTCTTTCTTGATTAGTATTGGCATCGACTATAGCTGTGGTATTTTTTTCAAGTGCACTAGATATTTGAGCTCCTGCTATAGAATTTTTGCTAATACTCTCAAAAACATCCTTAAATTCAGTTGAGTTAGCTATAATGCTATCAAACTTTTCTAGCGCTGTAGAATTATCAATGCTACTTCTTATAGATTCTATTTTAATAATAGCAGAATCTTTATTTCCGTCTTTTACTGCATCAATTAATTCTTTGAGGTGCTTAGATAAATTTTCAGATTCTTCTGAAATTTCTGTAAGTTCGTCAGCTCCTTTAGCTACGCCTGACACATTATTAGAAACTACTTCGTCAAAATCTGAATTTATGCTTTCATAAATTTCACTCAAATAGAACGAAGAGCTATCTTCGATCTTGTCAGAACTCATTTTAATTTGATTGATAATACCTTTAAGCGACATTATAGATTTCCTACATTTGGTTGTTTCTATTCTTAATTTTTTCGTTTTCCTCTTCAATATGATTATTCAAGAGTGCTACGTAAATCTGCCTTTCCCATGGTATCATATCTTCAATTTCGGATAATGAATATTTGTGATATTGCATCATCGTAAAATTAGTTTTAAAATAGTTCTCTATATTGTCATAGGAAAGACTTACTAAAAAAAATTCTGTAAGCCTTTGATTGTTAGTTCGTTGTTGTGACTGCATTTTTTGCATTTAAAGTTGACGTTTAAACTAACTGCAGGCTGATGCTTAATGAAATCTGAAACTGTTTGTAACTGAGTAGTAGAAAAGGCTTCTATAAATTCGACTAACTCTTTTTCACTATAGTCATCTGGATTATAAACAGATTCTTTATCATAAATTGTATCGATACACATAATCACAGTTTTTATTAAATCGTCCGTTGAGTTTTCATCGATATCAGCAAGTTTAATTGCATCTTTCATTATAGGATATTTTAAAAGCATCCCAATATTGTCGGCAAGCTGTATTTTTTTATCGACCTTTTTGTCAGATTTTACTTCAATATCATTTAGGTCGAGGATGACTTCTTCTTTATGATCGCATTTTTCACATTTAATGAGTACATCCGAAGTTTCTCCGACAGATGAAGCTCTGAGCTTTAGAAAAATATATTCTAAATCGAACATAGTAAGCTGCTGTGGATCTACGGTCTGATTCGTACAATTAATGATTAATTCATTTGTAGTTTTAATCATGACCTCTTTATCTTCTGAAGCTTTGGCTATCATAAGAGCTTTATGGTCTTTAACGGTAAAAGGTCGATATTCTACCTTTTTACCAGTAGAAGGTAGTTCTAATGTGTATTTTGCAGAATGTAATTTTGGAAGACTCATTCATTCATCTCTTCGTTAATATAGTTAATGTTATTTATCTATCTTATAGCTATCATAAGCAAATGTGACGACTAATCTTGAATACTCGTTTTCAGACAAATTCGAAAATTCTATTGATTGTGTTTGTATAGGAAAAGGTTTTTTAAGGACTAAAGTGTATACCTCTGACCCAGCTCTATCTAATTGAGAAATCGATAAATCGCTTTGAGCATAGTCAGCCTTATATCCAATCCTATATTCAGTCGAGTCAAATACTTTGTCCATTAGGTCATCGAAGGCTCTCTTAATATCGTATTTCTGAGTCATTATAAATGTTACAGTGACAGGATCATCAATGAAAGTGTAAGGCATTTTAACTGCCTGCTTTTGCATCTGTATCTCGTCCGTAGTAATACTTCTACCCGGCAACGTAACTGACTCAACTCCAAATATTCCTGAGTCTCTGTTGGAAAATGAATTTAAAGGTGCCCAGTTTATTACATATCTGTTAGTCCGAGCTAAGCCGTCTCCAGCACTCACAAATGATTTAAAATTGTCTATACTGTTTTTCATTTTTTACTCGCCTTTCTCGATTGAGCCCAAACTGTTCTTTGATTTGCTTTCATAAATTGCTGTGTTGGTAAAAATACCGCGATTTCCCATTCTGTAGGCTGAACTAATGCTATTTTAGAATCTACCTGAGATGTAAGATAATGCTTAAAACACGGCCGAAAAGCTTTTAGTTTTGAAATACTTTTAAGCTTTTGGTAGTTTATATTAAACTTAGTAGTCTCATCATAACGTTTGTTATTTGTAGTTTCTAACAAATTATCGAATAAAACGGCTCTAAGTTTAGGTGGAAGATAATGCATATTTAAACCATAAAAACCACCTGGAGCTCTATCTACCATGATCGCTAAAGGAAATGCGTCATAGTAAGGTAAAGTCTTTCTGTGTTTAGGATCGTAAAAGAACATCATCATAGACCCAACTAAAGGTCTTCTTTTCGCCTCTAAATTAGAATCTTTTAAAAGACTTCGCCTATTCAAGTTTTTCATGTCTTTCAATTGACCCATAAACCAGTCCGCAGATTCACGAGATCTTGGAGTAATTCCTGATCTAAAAGCTTGTACTTGGAGTTTAGTAAAAATTGAATCTGACATTATTACCTTTAGTTATATTGATATTCCAAAAAGTTATTTTACACATTCAACAAATGTTGTTATAATAGAAGCATTGGTTGGACGGGCAGTAGTATACTATTATTTATTATATGAGTTTTATTCCCATTGATCTTATTATCTTTTCATGCCATATAACGAACTGACAATTATTATGTAAAGCAAACTCTTTTGCAGCTTTCCATTTAGATATGTTCTTAGCGTAAGTAAGTTGTTCTTGGATGTATCTTTTAGTTTTACGTTTACCTGGTTTAGGAGGTTTTGTTTCTTTTTCTGGTTTAATTTCAACTAGATACTTTTTTCTATCTTTTGTCATAAAATATAAGTCTATAAAGTATCTATGCTTTTTATTATCGGTAGCACAAATATAAGGAATTACAATTTCTTCAGCAGCGAACTCTATTATTTGGTCATTTAAGTCTAACCACTTAATTACGGCTCTCTCCCAAGAGCTTCTGTACACGACGTTATTAATGTCACCTTTATATTTTTTAGGATTTTTTACTTTGTATTTTCCCTTGTGGTACATTATTACGCCTTCTTATTATATTATACTATTTATAGGCCTAGTCTATATAAATAAGATTAGCAACTCTATAGGGGTATTTATAGAAAATATGGCCATTTTTAAATTTCCGGAAGATTCTTTTGGTGAATCAAAAGAGTATCCTTTTATAAGTTTTAGAACTAGATCGAGCAAAGCTCCGAGCTCTAATACAAATCACGTTATAACTTTACCTGTACCTCAAGGCGTGACCTTTTCTGATGGTCTGGGATATGGAAATCTAGATTTAGGAATTATTGGGGCTCCTATAGCAAATGGTAACCAAAACGGAAGGTCAGTTTCTGAATTAGCTGCAGATCAAACTCAAAAGTTACAAAATTCAACGAATAGGAGTGGCAATGAGGCTGCTTTTATTGCGGGAAAATTTGCTTCTAACTTAGGTTTAAGTACTGACAAATTCACTAACCTATATGGTGCTTCGAGTAATATAGCAATAAACCCTAATACAGTCCTTCAATTTGAATCTCCGGAAATCAGAACTTTTAGTTTTCAATTTAGATTAGTCGCAGAATCTCGGGCAGAATCTGAAAGAATAAGAAAGATGATAAGTGTTATAAGAGAGTCCATATATCCTGACGTCACTGATGATTCTATCTTATACAAATATCCTGATGTTTGGAAATTCGACTTTGGTGGTGGAGCTGAAAGATATTTGCCAAGATCTCACAATAGATGTTTTTGTACTAACTTTGCAACAACTTACAATTCAAACACAAACGCCTTTCACGAAGATGGTGCTCCAGCTGATGTGACTATACAGCTCACATTGCGAGAGTCTAAGGCTCTTTCTAGAAAAGAGGTTAGTAATTACTCATGAGCTTTTTAATTAATTTTCCAGCAACAAAATATACCGTAAATGGAACTGAAATTGATATTCCGGATATTTTTAGATCAGTAGCATTAAATCAAGATAAGATAGATGCTGCTTCAGCTTATCAGGTTTACACTATTGATGAACAGCGCCCCGATCAATTGTCGACTGAATTATACGGATCGACTGATTATCATTGGACTTTTTTCGTATTAAACCCTCAGCTTAGACAAGCATGGCCATACGGTTTTGATTCGTTTAACAAATATGTTGATGGTAAATACAACGGTCATACAATCACTCCTTATCGTAGAATTGATAACTTATCACCTTCAGGAGTAAATTTACCTCCAGATGAACCTGAATATAATTCAATTACAGGAAAATTTCCGATAGGATCAACGTTGACTGGAATAGGTCGCCCTGAAGGAGAATATGAAGGAGTTTTTTCTTCTGAAATTTCTCCAAGTAATGCAACAGCGACTATTATTGAAAGGTACCCTGAAACTAATACGATAGCTTTCAGATACGATGTTGAAGGTACTTCATTTACACCAGACGAAAGAATACAAAGCAAGTCTCCTAATAATATATTCCATTTTGTTAATGACAAATACAAATTGAACGTCTGGAAAGACGCCCCAATGCGATATCAAATCGATAATGAATACGCAACTAATCCTAACAATTTTGACTATTCACAGAACTATTACAGATTTTTCGATTATGAATTTGCTGAAAACGAAAAAAGAAGAAACATCAGAGTCGTGAGAGAAGAATATATACGAAGCTTTGTGTCAGTGTATGGAAACATTATAAATGGAAGATAATTTATCCTCTTCAATATTTGAGTTACAAAAAGTCGAGATTAAAAACTCAGACGGAAACACACTTGACATTAAAAACTTAGTATCAAATTTTAAAATAGTAGAATCAATTAATATGATTTTTATGGTATATGAATTTGATATTATGGATGGATTTGGAGTACTGGAAAGATTAGGTATTGTCGGGACTGAGACCATAGAAATTAGTGTCAAATGGCAAAACGACGTTTTAACTAAAAAACTTGCTGTAGTAGGGTTTAAAGAATACACAAGATCTACGAGTAATAACGCTTCTGCTTATTCTATCCAATGTATTTCAGAAACAGCGCTTAAAGCGAGAATATTGAGAGTAAATAAAGAACTTACCGGAACAATATCTTCTATTATACGAGATCTATATGCCGAAATACAAACTGATGTTGCATATAATCCAGTCGATGAATCTACTGAAGGTGATCATCGAATAATAGTTCCTAACCTCACTTATGAAGAAACTTTTAAGCTTTTAATATCTAGAGCTCAAAACACCCAAGGAAGTCCTTTTTATTTTTTCGAAACTTTGTGGTTAAATCAAGTTTTTTCTTCTTGGTCTGAGATGCTAAACTTTTTGCCGGACTTTGAGTACTACTTAAACCACAACTTTGATGAAAATGACATGCTTGAATCAACTCAAGTAAAAATGCGAAATATGAAGTCTAATTTAAGGATGTCTCAATATCAGAAATTTACTCAAGGTGGATTCATTAATAAAGTACACACTGTAGACATCTCAAATAAGACTTATAGTAGTACATCGTATTCAATATTAAATGAAAATTTACCTAAGCTAGATAGAGAATACGGAATTAATTCTTCGCATACAATAGGTAACACTCCTATAAACGACATTGATGAAGCATATTCAACTATGGTTTACAAAAATAGCTTAGCATTCGAAGAT